CCAAAGACGTTGTGATGGTAGATAAAGACGGCAACGTTACCAAATTCTAATAAATTTCCAACCATATAAAATCCAATAAATACTATAGAAAATTCAACTATAGGAGAAATATAATGTTAAGTAAGTTTATCGATGCACTTAAAACTTTTTTCAATGCTAAGCCAGTAAGTTTGCAATTTGAAGAAATGCTTTTACAAGAAGCTGTGCAGAAAATTAAGGATGAGGATGCTGCTAGAGAAAAGCTTGCCGCAGTAGAAGCTAAAGCTACTGTAGCTAAGGTTGAAGTTGTAGCTAAGACAGCAGCACCTAAGGTCAAGGCTACTGCTAAGAAGGTCGCTAAAACTGTCAAAGAAGAAGCACCTAAGGTAAAGGCAGCTAAAGTTAAGACTACCAAAAAGCCAAACATCAAAATCGCAAAATAATCAATGCAACAAGATATCGGGTTTGATATAATCAGCGATCTAAATTTGAACCCAAATGATAGTTTCAATTGGGAAAACAAAGCATCCAGTTTATATTGTATATTAGCAGGAAACATCAGTTCTAATATTAGAACTGTGGCACAAGTATTAGCCCATCTGTCAAAATACTATCAGGGAATCTTCTATGTTCCAGGGGACCTAGAGTATGAGACTACAGATAGTATTCCTAATAGAACTAATGAACTTATGATGTTATGTGAGAGTATTCCAAGCATATGTATGCTACATCAACATGTAGCAATCATTGATGGGATTGCAATCATGGGAGTTAATGGTTGGGCAAACCAAAACAGTGACAATCCTATGGAGGATATTATCAAAACTGCTGCTAAATTAGAAGATTTAGCCTATCTTAAAATGACTGTTCAAAAACTACAGCGTCATTTAGATGTTAAGAAAATAATAGTAGTTACTAGTGCAGTTCCTAGAACAGACTTGTTCTACGGCGAAGAGCCTAGTGAGACATACGACCAAATACCCCTAAGTGCTATGTTAACGAGCGATACAGAACGTAAAGTTAAGCACTGGGTATTTGGTACATATGTTAAAAATGTTGATACTATCTTAGATGATGTAAATTATTTAAACAACCCGTTTATAGCTAAAAGCCCCTATTGGGCAAAGCGATTAACAGTTAATATTTAAACTTCGGATTCTACTTTAACCTGCAACGGGAAACCTTGGGCACGTGCGTCAAGTGTTACTTCAATCCCTTTTTGCTCCGCAATTTCATACGGAAGAACAGCAACTACTGCACTACCCTTATCGTGGATGTCCATTGTAATTTGTGTAGCAGTGTCAGGATTATAATTGAAATATTCACATAGACTGTTAATCACAAACTCCATTGATGTTCGGTCGTCGTTCAGATAGATAATCTTGAACAGAGGCGGCTCCTTAAGTGCAGCATTGGGCTTGATCTTACTTCGGATTTCGGTATTTGCCATTTTAAGTTTCCTTTAAGAATGCTTGCGGGCACTATTACCCGCAAGCACATGTATCATTATATTATTTATTGTATGTAATTGCAACCGTTTTGGGCTTTTGTTCCTCAGGAACTTGTCGCTCCAATTCAATTGTGAGAATACCATTCTCAGCCTTTGCACCAAGTACCTCAACATAGTCTGCAAGAGTAAAAGTGCGGTCAAAGTTGCGGGCACTAATGCCGCGATGCACATACTCTACTTCTTTTTCTAACTCATCAAGGCTTTCTGTTTGTTGGCCTTTAATGGTAAGAACATTCTTTTCTAGCGTGATGTTGATATCACCTTCTCGGAACCCCGCCACAGCAAGTTCAATTGCGAATGCATCTTCGCTGTGCTTTACGATATTATATGGGGGATAGTTGGTATTTGTCTGTTGTGCATTGACTCGCATAAGCTCATCTAGAATGCTATCAAATCCGATACCGAACTTGTGAATTGACGGAATGTCAAGGGTACGTAGGGTTAATTCTCTAGTCATGTTTTTATCTCCTTTATAAGCAAGACTATTGTTGTAGACCTATAAAGCATCTACAACATTATTTATACTACTATAATTTCGCAAAAAAAGCTACTATTTTGGTTAAACAAGTGCCTTAGGATTGTCAACTAATTCATCATCAATCACTACCTTGACGATGTTGTTATCCCTGTACTTTCTAATATGAAACATATGCGGTAACAAAATTCTTTCGATTTCAGTATGTAGGCCGCGGGCGCCTGTCTTTAGATCGATACAGTTTTGTGCAATCTTTTTGATAGCACCTTCAGTAAACTCTAATACTATATCATCGATGCTAAACAAATACTTGTATTGTTCGATAAAACTATTCTTAATGTCGGTCAGTACGCTAATAAGCTGCTCTAGTGTCAATTCTTCTAGGGTGCAGGTTGTCGTAAAACGGCCGATGAATTCTGGAATCATCCCGAAACGTGTGAGATCATCAGGGGATACCTCAGACAAGTCTTGTTTCTCATCCTTGCTCTTTACCTCAGCACCGAATCCAATAGTGGATCCTTGAACTCTGCTCTTAATCACTGATTCAAGTCCGACAAAAGCTCCGCCGGCAATAAACAATATGTTTTTGGTATCGACTTCTACAGTTTCACCTTGTGGATGCTTACGCTTGCCTACAGGACTAACTCTGCATTTGGTTCCTTCTACCAGCTTAAGCAATGCTTGCTGCACCCCTTCACCCGACACATCACGAGTAATGCTAGTAGATTCGCTCTTACGAGCAATCTTATCAATTTCATCGATAAACACGATTCCTCGCTCTGCTTTACTAACATCATTGTCCGCAAGAGCAAGTAGCATACCAACCATACTTTCAACGTCTTCTCCGACATAGCCGGCTTCTGTCAAGTTCGTAGCATCTGCCACAACAAAGGGAACGTTAAGATATTTGGCTACTGACTTAGCGAGTAGAGTTTTACCGGATCCAGTAGGACCAATCAGTAGTACATTACCCTTTTGAATTTCTAAATCTTGAGGTGGGTTATTGATACGCTTATAGTGATTACTGATAGCAACACTTAATACAATTTTAGCCTGATCTTGTCCGATAACTAATCTGTCTAGGTGATCTTTAATACTATACGCATCAAAGTTAGCAGAGTCATGTTCTTTTACTTTGTCGGTTAAGTGTTCGTTTACAATGAGTTGGTTGCATAACTCTATGCATTCGCTACAAATGGCAACGTCTTCGCCTACTATTAGCTTTTTTACTTTATCTTTAGAGCTTCCACAAAAGGAACAGTGCTGTAACTTCTTGTCCGACATATACTTTTACTTATCTCTTTATACTGATTATGGTTTATTTGTTTTGCTGAGGTAGTCTTCGATTTGTACTCTTTCATTTTCTGCTAGTAGATCGATATCATAATTACCTAATTCAATTTGATTGATTAAGTATTTGATGTATTCCTCGTCATAGAGATAAGAATCAGTATGTTCTTTGTTAATCTCAATCCATTTGCTTCCGCTAAACTTATATACACGATTAGGTAAAGTATCTACACGTACAAAGATATCGCCCTTCTTAGAAAATCTCGGAAAGCTAGTTCCAAAATTAGTGTTAGATTGATTTCCAGAATCTACTTGCAAAAACAAGTCAGGGCGCAGACCTTGTAATGCTCCCTTACTAACGCTCTTGCCCTCAAAACTTACATAACCACCGTCAGACTCTTGTAGAGTCACCCCTTCAGTTTTTATTACGGCAGCGGGTTCTTCTCTGCTGCGTTCTCTTGTTTCGCTTTGTGCCACGCTGCTCCCTGTCGGAACTGCATCGGGAGTAGGTGTTTCAGGTACATCTTCTCGTACCACATCATCTGTTGGAATATCATTTGGTTGAATAGGTTCAGAAACATTTTCGTCCTCCTTCGGATCATCATATGCAGTTTCATGTAGCATCTCATTTAGGTTTTCGTCAAGAAACTCATCTTCTTCTTTAACTTCTTCCAATATAGGTTCAAGTTCAACCGCATCGGGAATAGGTTCCGATTGTGGTACTTCTCCCACTCCATAATTGAATTTATTAACATCATCTTGTGATAGTTTGGTAGTTGGTACATCTTCGCTCTCCTTGGAGTCTTCTTCTTTCTTTCGATTTCTTAAATCATCATCTAACCATCTATAGCTACTCTGTGCAGCAAGTACAAGGGTAAGAGCAAGAGGGTCAAAGACCATCACGATGAGAATTATCATCCAACGCACAGCACGTTCTAACAGATTACTGTCCGGATTATCTCCGTAGATAAGTGCAGCTATGTATTTGATAGGTCCAACTTCTGCTTCAATTTTGCGAATTTCTGCACGTATCGGTGCAGCTTCTTCACTTAATTTGGCAATTTTTACTTGTTCTGCTTCAATTTCATTATTAAGGCGATTACGCTCCCTAGCCTGTTGTCTACGAACTTGTACGGCACGGTTTGCACCTTTGTCATCATCTGTTCTACCGAGTAGTTGGTCAACTTGATTGTTCATTTGCTCAAGTGCTACTTGATTCATAGCAATGTTTTCACGAGAAATCTTGATTCGTTCGTCAATCAATTCAACTTTAGCGCCAACATCGCCGCTGACTAATGTTTGATCACTGTGAGCTTTTGATAGAAAGCCAAAGATACCCATAGACGTTAGGAATGCAAGTGCTACAACAGCAGGAATAAGATAAAGTTTAAGCTTCCACCCTGAACGGTCCCAGTATTTGTGTAACCATACCGTAGTTACAACTTTGGCAATTTCTAATGAACCGCCCATGATAATGATTGGAATGACTGCCGCCGCAAAGATAGCAGTTAGGCCCAATACAGAGTACCAGGCAGCAATAGCACTAAGCGTAAGTGCTACGAGGAGAGTTAGAGTTGGAAAACTAAATATTTTTCGTAAAAGCATGTATTATTTAGTCTTCTATCTCTCTCAACCCAAATAAGTGTCCATAGGTAACGTGAAACTCATCAGCCATCATGACCATCTTACGGGGGATTCCCGGTCCCTGATACGTATGATACGTAATCCAAGGTCCTGTATCACGCCTCTTTACTTGAACAACTTCTATTCTATCACCGTCTTCAAAGACATGGATTTTGCCGAGCAGCTTTTCAGCCCATTCAGCAGTATCTTTTACTGCGTCATAATCTTCATCATATGGATCCATTATTCCTCACCTAATTCGTAATTAGTTTCATATCCGCCTTTAAGGTCTTGCCACCAATCATCTTCTGAATCGTAATCATAGTCAGCAAAGAAATTATAAAATAGGTCAGCTTCTTCATCGGTCGGCTCTTCACCGATAACTTCAACGTCCCAACCTTCTGTATTATGGCTCACAATCTCTTTGAATCTGTCTAACGATCCAAATGTATTGATGATATCTTCATCAGGAATGGTGTAGGTAAAGATACGGGTTACCTTGTGTTCTTCGTTCTTGATAATCTTCATTATTCTTCTCCAAACAATAGTTCTTTTGCTCTGATTTCAGTAAGTGCTTCATCCTTCATAGCACAATCATGGCAAATTTCTTCGTGATTTAATCCATATGGACGGCATTCATCAATGATGCCGCACATTTCGCAACGCTGTGGCGGTTCTTCTAACGTAATTACGTAGTCATATTCATCGTCACTCATCGTGGTTTTCTCTTTTCATTATGTTCAAGATAGTTCAATACTCCGCGATATACAAAGTATAACAATCCACCCAACGCAGCAAAAACTAATACTGCTGGAAACTTTGCGATAGTATATATCAATGCAACTGCAATAAGTAGCATAGCTAAGGTAATTAGTGTTGCTTTAAGTTTAATGTTCATGCTTTATCATCCCTAAATCTAACGAAGCGCGGGAAGCGCAACGAATATGTACCATCTTGGTTCTGCGTAATAGCATCAGCCATAATCTCAACTGTGCGACCAAATATCAAGTTACGGTCTGCCCAAAGACTATCACGCTCTGCGTCACTGAATCCACTACCTGCATTGACAGTAATTTCTTTACCATCATCAACACCATTACATACCAATGCACCCAAACGGTTCTTGTTACGACCGGTACCTTCTTCAAGACCAATCACTTCAAGGTCAACCGTGATAGTAGGCTTCCACTTCATCCAGTCAGTGCTACGCTTGCAGAGATAGGGAGCATCAAGGTTCTTAATCATAATGCCCTCAAATCCAGCAGCAACCATAGCTTTTGCATACCTCTCAAGTTGATTTTTGCCCTCGTGAGTATCAAGATCAACTTGGAGATGGGGAAGCAATTCTACATTAGGCATCTTGTCAATTGCAGACTCCATCGCATGAAGTAGTTCAATACGCTTATGCAACTGTGCGTTCCAATGACCTCGGTTAAAGTCAGCAAGGGGTATAATATCAAAGATATGAAATACACTATCTTCTGCTGTTACATTTTCTTTACGACGAGCCTGACGCATTAGTTCTTGGAAACTATTACCAACAACTTCACCGTCAAATACAAAACTTTGCATCAACGCCCCGCTGCTAGTGTGTTTAGTTTTGCTAGGCGCGTTCAGCAACTCAAAAATGTTATCAAGTACTTGGTCTTCAATGTGCTTAAAGTTTTCAAAGACCTTACCATTGCGGCTATAGCAAGTAGCATATATTCCACTGTCTAGCATAGATACTAGCATCAATACACGAACGCCATCCAGCTTAGGCTCAAGACGCTTCATACCCTTCATTTCAGGGCGACCTTCACTGTTAGTAGCTAACTGGCAAGTGAAGATAGGAATCTCCCACTCCGTACCTTTGCAAATCTTGTTCACTGTAGTAGAACTAATGCCGCTGCGCATATCACGACGAAGGATAGGAGCTAGGAATAGATTCCATTCTTCGCTATCAAATCGTTCGGACATTTCTGCGATTGCGTCACGAGCATCATGGCCCGTAAGTTCACGCTGTTGAAGCTTAGTAAGCAGTTCAAAGAACTCCTCATACGGATTTTCGGCGTCAACGATACCGATACTCTCGGGAATCTGCTTGACACCGAATGTGACATATGGATTGTAGCAAAGCTTAAGACCCTGCAAGAAGTTGATGGATACTGTATTGCCGAGTTTAGCAGCAGTTAGTGCTTGCTTGATAACATCTTCCTTATGCAGGCGTCCGTTATCTTCGTTTAGTTGTGTAATAAAACTTGCGCTCATAATCTTCTTTATACTACATTAGAGGATGAATGTCAAACAAAAAGGTACTTCATCCAATCGGTCATAGGGGAAGCTTTATTTGTTTACGGGAAAACTTATTACAGGAATCACAATGCCGGTCCTGTGCGTGATAATAGGATTCTTTATATGCTTTGCCCCATTTCTGCCACTTATGCCAGCCAATTCTACAGCCCCAAAAGGTCACGAGCAGTTCCTCTTCACGCAATGTACGGAATAAATTTTCTTTTTCGGCACTCATACTATCTTCACATAGTTAAGCTGGGTGCTATCTTCACGCTCATTACGATGGCGTTTGACCTTGCCTTCACCATTGACATTAGAAGTAACTTCCAACTTGTTGCGATGGGCAAAGAAGATTACCTTATTGTCAGGCGTAATAGCAGTGACGAAAAAGGTTCCCCACTGTTCGGAGAAGTTGCAACGAAGGATTTCAGCAGTAAACTTAATCTTATCGCCGACTTGACCAACGAATCCAGTAGCAGCGTTGACACGAGCATCAACAGTCTTGCGCTCATTCGCCCGAATATACGCAGCAGGAAGTGAAGAAATTATAGCAATGTCGTAGTTGCTACCAATCGCTTCGGTTTCAACGACACGAAGCATATTTTGTTCAAATTCAGACAATTTGCGATCAGTAAGCATCTTGAAAGTCAGGCTCTGACAATGCTGAATGACCTTTTCGCTAAGTTCACGGTCTTCGTCACGAATGTCAAATGAAGCATCAAGAAACTGACGGATGAGAATCTTGTTAGGGAGACGAATAACATTGCCTTCATCGTCGGTAGCACCAATCTTAAGATAGCCACAGTTGGCGCGATGTGCAGCACACGCAGCAGCAAAAACATCAGTAGTCTTGTATGAAGGGCGAATCTCACGAGCCATTTAGTATCTCCTTGCTATATATTCACTATAGCAAAATGGGTAAGTAATGTCAACCGTTTTTTTAGGTATATTTCTTAATTATGCGAATAACCAACCAAATCAGAAAAACCCAAAAGATGATGGGGAGCAACATAGCAAAGATTGCGAGTAAAAAGTAAAAAACTCCTACAATCGCTGCAATAAATGCCAGCAAAAACATGAATATGAATTCCATTACTTGCGCCCCTCTAGGATAAAGTCACGAACACGCTCACGGTCGATGCTGTCATAAACAGGCTCTTCGCCGTTGCTGCGATACATCTTTTCAAGCTTGCGGGTAGCTGCTACGACTTCGGCAGAGGTAGCGTCTACGTCTTTGTAGATGCCATCAATGCCGTTATAGAAGCTAAGCACGTAGCTGACAAAATCTTCGTTACCCATAAAAAATCTCCTTAGAAGCTATATTATCACTATAGCTCCAAGGAGACCTTTTGTCAACCGTTTTTTTACTTTTTTGGATTCTGATTTACAAAATCATACATCTTTTGTGCAGTCTCAAGGACCTTTTCAAGCCCTGGAAACTCTGGAGCCGAGACTTTGGTAACAATCTTACCTTCGTCATCTTTTGATTGCGAGACTTCCCAACCAAATAATTTGGCTTTATATTCTTCAATGACCAGCTTTTCAGCTAGGCCCAAAATATCAGAACGGATTTCATATCCATTCTTATTGAACTTAATTTCAGGAAGTCCTGGAATCTTGCTATCACTCATATCGTATCTCCATTATTTTTGTGTCTTAAACATGAACTGTGCAGAATCCTGCATTTTTTTCATAGTTTCAGTGTAAAACGACTTATCTGTTACTGTCTTATGCATATTGCTGGCAGTAGTAAAACCAACATCAATTGCCTTCTTAGTATACTCGTGTTGAGCATCTACAAAGTCATGCATGTTTTTTGCTAGACCTTCGTGCTTCACAAAAGTATCTACAAAAATCTTCTTTGAAGTTTGGATAGCCTCTGCGGTGTTTTCAATTAAAATCTTAAGCATTTTAGTTGCAACGACCGAGAAGGTCACGGTTGGCGAAGTATTCTACCTTTGAAAGGCCATTGCTACGGTCTGCATCGGCATAAGCAAAAAACTTCGGCTGAGTGCGGCAACCAGCGCCAGTCAATTCAGTAAGGGTGATTTCCCCGCTAGTGTCTGCATCAAGCTTGGTGAACAATTCAGTCTTCCAAGAAGCAAGTGCTGGGGTTGATAGTGTGAGAGCCGCTAAAAGGCTGATTGCGATATTCTTCATAATTTTTTCCTCTGTGTGTGATGTAGCTTTGCTACGTTTTATTTATGCTGCAAGTGCGAACAAAAACAAATACTATTTAACCGAATCTAAGTAGCTTTGAAAGTCTCCGTATAGTGTCATCATCATTGCTATTCTATGGTCGTATAGTTTAATATACGGTTGTTTCTTGCCATTGTCAAGCAGTTTAACGCCGATGTAGTACGGACATTTAACCTTTTTGTCAAGCATCAATGTATACTTTCCCCAACTACTTCCCCCGGTAGTACCTTTGGGAGGAGTAAAGTTGAAGTCATAATAAGCTATCTTAGCTTTGTCAAATGCAGTCATGCCAACATCAGTAAGTCGTAATCCAGAACCAACTCTACCTGTGACAAACCAATCAAATACTAACTTATCCGGTGCAATGTCTTTCCAAGGAAAATCTGGATCGTCCTTAGCTTCATTTAGTATTAGTTTTACTATTTCAAGTTTGGTCTTGGGATAAGTCATCGGGGTAGACCGTTCTACCGCTGTTCATAAACACAACGGTAAACTTATCAGTCTTGAATTGTGCGTTCAATTTTCTGCACAGATTTCTAGCATGACCTGGATTTGAAAAGCTTGTTTTCTTGTATTTGGGAGCAACATCATTAGCTAAGTAATGCGAAGATTTCAAGTTGATTGGTTGATCGTCATAGAACACAGCCCAAATACCAGCAGCCTCGACAATTTGGTCGCACTTATAGGTCTTTTTATCTACGTACTCTACTAGTACATTTGGTTGTGTTCTACTCATTTAAACGAGCCGCCTTTAATCTCTACCTGTATAACTTCGTCATTTACATTACTTTTGTCGGTTTGTGATAGCTCGTGTAGGTCTGATAGTAGTTTGGTCACTTCATCACGTAAGCCACGTGCGTCGGATATAGGCAAAACCACATCTTTCGACTGTTTGGATTCGACCAATGACATTTTATCGATGAAGCGTTTAATGTGTATCATCATAGATATTTATCTTACTTTTAGCTTCCGATTCAGTTTTGAAGGGACCTTCATACGGATAACGCTGGATAAAGATGTATTTAGGACAAAAAGCAATCACTTTGGTGCCGTTTTGATCCATAACAAAGTACCCTGCTGCATGAAGACACTTTGATTTCTTAGTCTTAGTGTATAAGTGCAGTCCACGTTTAACGTCACAGACTGAATTATATACCCGGGCTGTAGTCGGGTATTCCGGATACGGAATCGGAACTTTAGATGTTTGCTTTAAATTTGCAAACTTTATCTGTGTCTGCTTTTTAAGTTCTTCGGTGTTGTTGAACTGAAGGAAGGTGCCGTTTATCTGCACCCCGTATCCAGCATTGTTAGCTTCGATATTACCAACTTTTTTCTCACCATCAGTGACGATCCAAAATTGGTTCTTAACGATTGGCTTTGCGACTAGTTCAGTCATGTGTTTCCTTTGTTAACATTTTAAATAAATCTTTCTTATGCTTAGGTTGCCAATACTTCCCATCTAGGCCGCATTGCCCGTGTCGCCGAGCAATGCTACAATACGGCAGCTTAGCCTTTACTTTCATTGGACCAAGAACTATATCATCAACTACTGTTTTTGCCTCAGGAAATTTGGAGCATTTGTAGTTAGTATCATATACTGCTACGAGACCATTCAACGTGAAAATCCTGTCAACCATAGACATAGTAGAATGCTTGCAATCTTTGCACGAAAAAAGTTCTTTAGCCATTCAGAACCCCTTTATAGGGAGAATTGAGCCACTTTGCGTAAGCTTCACCCTGCTCACTAAGGCGAGTGAGTTCATACTTACCGCAGAACTTCATAAAGTGAATGCCTACGCTAGGAGTAGCAGTGACACGAACATCATTCTTGATTACGTTATCTACTGCTTCCTTAATATCTTCGGGCTGTGCTGTAAGGTCAATCAACGTGCGGTTACGTTCGTAATCATCCCTTACCCGATGTTCAACGTCATCATGGTCAGTCCAACGCTGTAGCATCATGTTATTCCACTTGAAGCCTTGCTTTTCACGATCTTCAAATGCTTCACGGATGCCGACAGAATTCTTAGAACCCTTCTCACGCACACCCGGGTATGCACTGAATACGTTATCAGTTGCGTCACCACGAATAATCTTCTTGAACAAGAGATATTCCGGATCCTCAAGCAACTTGTGTTCGCCAGTCTTCTTGTCTTTGACGGGCTTGCCGCGGTCATTAAAGTAACCGTCAAGCTTAATCAACTGACCGGCAACACCGTTATACTGATGTACGTTTTCAGAAATCAACTGCACAAAGTCAGTATCAGACGAAATAATGAAGTGTTCATCGTCAGGATGTAATGCAACGAACCGCGCAATAATATCATCTGCTTCTGCGTTGGGAACACGCAATACGCTAGTGTTAGTCTTCTCACGAAGGAACGTGGTAAACGCTTCATACGTTTCCCAGAACATCTTGTTTTCTTCTATTTCACGTTCGGTCATCGCAGACTCATCAAGCTTACGATTTGCCTTGTATGGTTGATAAAAGTCTTTGCGCCAACTACGCCCCTCAAGACAGAATACCACATGATCTACGCCAAACATGCGTTGAACTTGATTTACGCTAGACATAGTAAGATGCATAGCCATGCCAATCTTCTCCCATGTGTCGGTATTGCGATTAGCAACGTGCCGAGCGCGGAAGAAAGTATTAGCTGTGTCAATCAATGCGTATTTCATGTGGTACTTTCTCTGTTAATATATACATATATTACGCTATTTTGCGCCTATTGTCAAGCTTTATTTTGTCAAGGAATCTGTCAGGATTCAAATCAATTGTTGAAAACATTCCGGCATGTTCAATCATAAAAGGTAAAAACTGCGGCTTGATTTTCTTAATAGAATCGTATGGATAGTTTACAATAGCATTAGCAATGAAGTGCTGTAGGTCCTCAATATCAATATTATGCTTAGGGTCTAACCACTCCAATTTCTTGTCACTGAATATTCCCATTCGGAACCTTTTCCATTCAGTTTTAATGAAATTTTCTAGGTCACGAATTTGTTCAGTACTACCGTAATACAAATCAATGAAAGTCTGCGGGGATGCCACTGGTCTAGAATATTCTAATAGACGTTCAGCAGGATCGGCTCTAGTGGTGATACCATATCCAAGCACAAGAGTTTGTGCTTGGACAATGATATACAACCAAGAGTTATTAGAGGGTAGAGTTTGCAATTTTCTGCCTCATTGAAAGGGGTAGAGAATCATAAATGTCATGCCGAGCAGTCGGAGTCGGAGCATACACATAAGCATTTGCATCACTTGTTACTAGATGGGTACCTCCTAAACGCTTATAAATTTTAAACACAAGTGCAAGTGCGCAATTGTTAGCGGGCGCGCCAGCCTTCCTACCCTGTAATTCCATCCAAGTCTTATAAGTAGAAGAAGTTACCGTACGCAACTGTCCCATACTAACAAAGAACGTCTTAACGATTGCGTGAATATCATTCATGAACTGATCGTATTCCTTCCCCGTAAGGGGGACTCCTGCAAGATTAAGACCCTTATATAGATTGCCATAAAAACCATAAGCAGCAGAATCCTGAACAGTACCGTGCCAGTACTTATTATTGGTCTTCATAATGAATTCAAGTTCGTCAATATTTGATTCATCGTAGCTGGCGATATCTTCAACACGAGAAGTGGTTCCTGCCACACCCTGTTGGGGATGCTTTTTGGGGAGAGGGACTGAATATTCACGCTCACAAATATTCTGCTTTTCGGCAGCAAGTTTATACTTATCTTTTGGACCAGCGTCATTATAAAGCTTGAAGCTACGAACATACACGCGGTGATAATCATACGGTTCCCAAGGCTTGCTGCCTTCACCATTGCGATAAAGCGCGGCCCGTGCAGCAAAACTTTCTTCGTCGGTTTCGATGATCCAGCAGGGATACTCAAAATCCTGCCAATTTGTTTCGTCGTATCCTTCGAAAAGACCACAACGAACCATTGCGGCAACTGTAGTAGTTCCGTGCATGGTGTCGAACAGCAGCAATTCTCCGCTATTCATAAGATTGACGACATAAGCCGGGCTAGTGAGCCTAGCATCAAACTTACGCAGGACGCTATTAGTACAATGACTAACATCTAAAAGTCGCTGCACTTCTTCTGGAATAAGAATACTCTTTAGAGGCTTCATTACTCCCTTAGGAATAGAGTTAGGATCGAACGTAATGCCATTCGCTTTGTAAAAGTTAACGCCCTTCATAAATTCAGGATCAGCAAGCAATTCATCAGACGTTTCCTTCAAAGTCTTGTTGACTAGGTCGGCCTTCTTCTTTGCGAGTGGATTCTCAATGGTACTCAAGTCAACCTTAAGGTTGCTTTTAACAAACGAAATCTTAGTTTTGGTCGTCATTAAATTTTCCTGTGCATTATTAATCAGTATCCTTAATATACTACTATTTTACACAAATGTCAACCTTTTTTATCCAAAAACAAATAAACTTTCGGGGACTATTTCTGGCTGCACTGGATTCTTTGAGAACACCATAATGCCTTCATCTGTGTTCAAGTCTACTTTAGCACTTGGTCTAGTTATGTTCTTCAACGTGAGTGTTTCCACATAATAAAACCCTAAGCTTTCTGCAATGGCTCTAGTATCAGCACATAACTTATAGTCTAGGAAATCCTTAATGTTAACGAGCATCTTGCCATCATCGACTAAGTATTTCTTGATGTTTTCTATCGTGGGTCGTAGATAGTTATCTAGCCACTCTTGATAAGAAGTTCCGGGCTTGTATGACTGATTACCAACACCATAGTCTTCAAGATTGAAATACGGAGGACTACTAAAGGCTACTCCGATAGTGTTTTCCCATTCTGGAACGAATGTTTCGGAACCGTGACACCTAATGTCATATGATGCATTCGTACCATTCACGGTATTGTAATCGGTAGCCATCTGTCTAAGTCTGTCTACTAGTAGGTTATTAGGGTCAGTGCCATAATAC